TGATTACTATTTTAAATCAGACGGCAAGATGGCGAAAAATGAAACGCTAACGATCAACGGAAAGAAGTACACATTCGGTCCGACAGGATATCTGCAGTAATAAGATCCCGGAGTGGTAAGCTCCGGGGTGAATATTGTATCATCTGATTTCGTGTTGCATAGGATTGTAAAATAACTGAAATATTTCTAATATGCTAGAATGATTCTAAATAATAAAAATGCGGGAACCCCTTGATTTATAAGGGATATCCCGCATTCGTTGTAAATTCACACTTTCATTAAAAAGTGGACCTGGCGGGAATCGAATCCAAAAGATTTTTGCCAAAAGTGGCGGTTTTATCACGCTTTCTTCGGTTCGTGTTGCATATCGTGTTGCATGATTTGAGTGAAATGCTCGTTTATCTTGTCGGTAAACTTCTTTTCCTCAGACTCAATAGTACCACGATATACCTTTTTGAGCACCTTGTCAGACTTCCAACCACCACGTTTCATGATGTACTGATCCGGAATATTAAGTGCGTGCATGATGGATGCAGTGTAGTGACGGAGATCATGATATCGAAACTCCGGGATACCGGCAGAGCGTAGCACCTTCTTGAAGTTCTTGGACAAGTCTTCCGGGTGCATCTTAACAAGCGGACCACTTTCAATATCATCAAATTTTCTGATTACAAATTCCGGCATGATCACATGCCTACAACTGCTCTGTGTCTTAGGTCCTTTGGTCACGATTCCTTTTCTACCACGCACACGTGTCTCTCTGATCCGAATAGAGTTCCCAGTGATGTCTTCCTTTGTTAGACCAAACACTTCTCCACGTCTAAGACTTCCAAACGCTGCAAGGAGCACAGCCTTTTCCATCTCAGTTCCTTCAATGTACTTGATCAACTTCTCGATGTCCTCATCAGACGGAACATATCCGTCAAAGTCCTTTGGAGCTGGTAGAGTAACTCTAAACATCGTTCCAGGAGAATACATCCCTATCACAGCCGTAAATAGTCCATAAGCGTTCTTTACTGTCTTAGGTGATAACTTTATTGAGATTGCATTTACCCACGCTTGTACGTCCTCTTGAGACAGCTTACGTAGGCTTATGTTCTCGATTTGCTTTATCTGATTCCTTACGATTGTTTCATATCCACGCAATGTGGTTTCAGACAGCACATTCTCTTTTAATTTAATGTAATTAGTGAATGCTTCTTTTACAGTCCAGTTCTCAGGACGTTTCTTCCGGTCCTTTTCTGCGAGAAACTGTGCAGCCTGCGCTTCAGCTGACTGCTTTCCTCGTTTACCCGGAAGGTCACTGGTGAATGATTCATAGATTCGTTTCTGCTTCTGCTTTTTTGTTTTCGGATCAATGACTGGTTTTCCATCCTTATCTACCACATCCTCATAGTGTGAGAATACCAGACATCTCCATGATCCGGAAGGTAACTTCTTAGCTGTTGCCATACAATCATCTCCTTTTTATAAAAAATGGTATAAAAATAACAGCCTAGCAACAGAACAAGAGTTCTGATTGATTGACTGCCCCGAAGATGATACAATATTCATTGGATTTTGGAGTATCTCTTCGGAGTTACTAAAAGAAACATATTGACGTATGTTTCTTCCAGTTGACCGTTCCTGTTGGCGCAGGAGCGGTTTTTTATTTCAGCAGATCTGCAATACAGATCTTAAGGTCATCATAGATTCCAACAGGAATCTCATCATCAAAAGAATATTGATTGAAGTCTTCTATATCACCAAAGAGGTAAGCCTGAACAGTCTCTTTCATTGGATTCACGATCCAGTATTCACGAACACCGGCTGTGCGGTATTTAAACAGTTTGGTGAGGTAATCCATACGCTGACTGCTTGGTGATACGATTTCGATAATGAAATCCGGAGCACCATTGCATCCACGGTCATTAATCCGGTTTGGATCACAGATTACGGAGATGTCAGGCTCTACATAATTATGATCATCCTGATTAAGAAAGACAGCAAATGGAGCAGGCAGAACTTCGCAAGGACCTCCGTTGGATTTAATATAATCCCGGATTGTTGCGGAAAGTTCCATTACAAGTTTCTGATGAAGATAACTCGGTGGAGCCATGTCATAGATCTGCCCATCGATCAGTTCTGCACGCTGCCCATCAGGAAGAGCGTAGATGTCTTCAACAGTGTAGTTGTTTGATTTTGGTAATGGCATGTGATCACGTCCTTTCCTGGAAATGAATAAAAATGTTCAATTTAATAACAATTTTTGCAAGGTCTTGATTTCCCACTTTCAGATATAGTTCCGTTATATATTGTTTTAGAGCGACCTAAACTTGGACAGTCAGGTGTTGAATGATATACTTCTCCGTTTGGAGTCCAATATACAGTTTCGCTTGTGGTAGTTTGCGTTTGTTGCTGAGCTTCAGCTTGCGCTTGTTGTTGAGCCTCAGCCTCGGCTTGAGCTTGCTGTTGAGCTTCCGCTTCGGCCTCAGCTTGGGCAGCAGCCTGAGCCTTTGCTTCTTCTTCAGCTTTTTTTCTTGCTGCTTCCTCCTCGGCTTCTTTGGCAGCTTTTTCTTCAGCTTCTTTCTGTGCTTTAGTAGCAGCGATTGCTTTCTTATCCTCTACTTTTATTACAAGTTCATTACTTTTAATTTCATTATGTTCAGCCCAAATTTCATAAGAACCAGATGATGAAGAGAGGAAGGTGATTTTCCCGTTTTCAATATTTAATTTTCCACCGGTACATTTGAAATCACTATCAGATAATTGGTAATCATTTGGTGTGGTACTGACTGTTATTGTAACTTCTTGATTGATATCATATGCACTGGTTGTATTTGCACTTAGAGAAATTTCCTCTAAGCTATCAGGAGAAAATAATCCTATAATAGCAAAAAACAAGATAAATGCAGTAACTGCAAATTTAACAGGCTTTTTCCAGTCAGTATATTTCCACATGAGGAATAGACCTACTGGGAAAAATAGAATTATTAATGCAATGATCCATCCAGTTTTTTGATACCATTTTTTGTTATTCCCGTTATAATCAGGAAAATTGTTTTGAAACATGTTCGGTCCTCCTTGGTTTGTAGTTTTTTTGGATGAGGTGCGACTTCCGGTAGACATGGTATAAGATATACCAGTTCCGGGGATTCCTACAGAAGCAGTCTTCTTTCCCTTGGAATTGACCGTGTAATGAGCTCCACGTTTGCCAAATGTTATACTGGTGCTGTTCTTATTCAGATTTAATTTGACTCCGGGAGCAATTTTGAAGCTCTTTCTAAAACGCAGCCCCATAGTTCCTCACTCCTTTGTAAACCTGCCGATCAGGAACACCACAATCCTAATCAGAATCTGCTTAGAATATTTTTAAGCAGACCTTCCCATAATAAGCACATGAAAATATTATTATCTAAAATCATGTACAAAAGAAATCTGTCTGCCCGCCAGATAGCGATTCTGTCGAATATAACAAAATCGTCAGTTCAGAAGATCATGAACGAGGATTCCAATCCTACGATCAGAACACTTGAGAAGCTGGCAGCAGGTCTGGGATGCAGGATCACAGATCTGTTTGAGTCAGATTTCAAATAATCGTCCACTATAGTGGACAATTGCATAAGATCCCATAAGTTCTCAGCCAATTGATTATTTACTTAATAGAAATAAACAGAAAAGAACAAATGTTCGGTAATCCTATTGATTTCTTATGGCAGATGCCGTATGATGAAATCAAGGAATTTCGGGAGTGTTCTTGCTGGGAACGGAGGGACTACATAATATGAATTATAAAAAACTCATAATCAAAATGCTCGATGAACTGGATAACACACGATTAAAAAATGTATACTTCTTTATTCGTGGACTCTTAGGACTGAAATAGATCAGTCCTTTTTTATTTGAATAGAGTTCAGGAAGTCTTCTAATACTTTCCAACCAGTTTCATCAAGTGCTGCAAGCCCTGAAATCAGTCTCTTTTTAAAAGAATCGTCTTCCTCAGTCATGAGCTGTCCGACAAATTGTGCGATTTCATCAGAGTAGGACAGTTTCACAAACATATCACCCTCTCCAGTACGGAGCCAATTTTCGTTGACGTTATATTTTGTACATATAAGAGAAATGGCTGCATCACTGGGATTTCTTTTCCCTGTTTCATAACCAGCAATATTGTTTCTTGCAGTTCCTAATTTGTCAGCAAACTCTTGCTGAGTCAAATTCAATTCTTTCCTTAACTGCTTTAGGCGTTCGTTCATTTCATCACCTCTTTTCTTGATTTTGATTATACAGCATACAAAGAAGAAAAGCAATAGAAAATGTGGCATAATAACAAAAAAGTCGAAAAGCCACAAAAAAGTATTGACAAAAGTTTCAAAGCCACATACAATAGACACATAGCAACAAAACAATCGTAGAAAGGAGAACAAAATGTCAGAGAAAGAAAAACAGATTATCCAGACACTGGCCGACAAGCTTCCGGCAATGAGTGAAAGAGAAAGAGGATACCTTGAAGGAACGATCGCAACTGCGGCAGCAATGAGCAGTAAGAAAGAAGAGCAGGAGAAAAGCGATTCAGAGAAAAAGGTTGGATAAGATTAGAGAGGTGAAAAAAGATGAAAATTTCAGAATGTAATGTACCGGTAGCTGAGAATATCGAACGAATCATAAATGAAAAAGGATTAAAGAAAGCATTTGTTGCTCAAAAGGCTGGTTGTACAGCACAGATGCTTAGCGACATGATTTCTGGAAGAAAGATTATCAAAGCATGCGATATCGTTCGGATTGTAGGAGCGTTGGGAGTAGATCCTAATTATTTATTTGGAATTGAGAAAGGAGAGTGAGAGATGTGAAAAAGTTCGATGCATTAAAGATGGTCACAGATGAACAGAAGTTTTCAGAACTGGTATTTGACATGGTTTCGGAATGCAAAACAACCGAAAGGCTTACGGAGCTTCTGAGGGAAGAAATGCCAGAAAAAGAGCTACAGACATTGAAGTCCATAGCTCAATCGGGTTATCCGTTATCTTTTGATCGTAAACAGTAGTAGCAACCATTTCCGCCATGTGGTGAAAAGAAAGCAGCACGGAACTTGGCATCTTCATAAGATACACAGTTCGATACATGGTCTGGATTCATTTCATCGATTTGACAGAGAGATGTTTCGTTATCCAGATCGTGGATTTCTCCAGTTGCTTTGTTTAATACATAGCGGTTTCCATTAAATGGAGGGTTGTAGCGTCTCATATTGTCACCTGCCTTTCATTAGAATTTTGAAGCTTCTATAAAAAGGCTACTACTAATATTATGATGTGTCAATACAAAAATACTAGATAGAGTGCAAAACGAATGTTTGTTATACAAAATGTTGCGAAAATATTTTCACGTTTTATGAAAAATCTTTTGATAACATAAAAATATTTTCAATTTTAGAGTAGACAAATCATTAGATTACCTATTTGAGACAGATGAGAAAGTGAGGTGAAAGCAATGAAGAAAAAGATTATCAATAAGAGAGTCAATGGAGATTCTGAAGAGCTGCACGCATTGAAAGGCTTTAAGGTCTTAGCTGTTGGCAATGGAACAATCGGAGAAGAGTGTGCGTTGAGAATCATGCTGATGAACGAGAACAACGTTGCTGTTGATTTAAGTATCACAGATGACGGAGCGTACCTCAGCGAGTTCTATGCACTTACAGAGGACCTGATTCCACGCAATTATGAAGACTAGAGAGGTGAGAAGAGATGCCAAAATTAAAAATATCTGACAGGGAAAGGCAGAACAGAATACTTCTTGCAATCATACAATCAGGCAAGACGATGGAAGACATCAACATGGGAAAACTTTCCAAGCTGACAGGAATCCCAATGAGTACTCTCTACCAGAGATTTGGTATGCCGGAAGATATTCGGCTTGGAGAACTGAGAGAGATCTTGAGGGTACTTAAAATTTCTGAATCAGAAAAAGAACGAATAGGAAGAGAAGTGATTTGAGCGTGGAAGATTGCTGCTACTACAGATACAGAAATAGCTGCATGGAACGCAGCCGATGTTATCCGTGTGCATCATACAAGAAGGAAGGAGGGCGCAGCGGATGTATATCATTACAGCAAAACATAAAGGAAATAAAATCACAAGAAAAGCATTCAGTGACACTCAGGCATTCGTAATCATAAATCAGCTGTCGCGTGAGTGATGAACTGAAATAGGAATAAAAGAAGAAAACCATACAGAAGGTGAGAAATGAGCCAGAAACGAGGAAGAAGGGAGAAAGACCACATATGGATTATCAGATGGACGAAAACACAGGAACTGGGCTGTTGCTCTGGAACATGGGAAGAGGCGAACGAGTATGCCAGGAAGAAGAACAAAGGAGAATACATCATATTAGAATGAGCCTTTGGAGGACAAGGTTTATCACGGGCATTGGAATGCTTGTTGGACTCTTCTATGCTTCCGGAGCAGCAATTACATATTCCATATCGGTCAAAGCACCGGAGTCAACGCTGGAGCGCGTTCTGATCGGACTGGCTGTATCAGCAAGCTTCTATGCGCTGAATTCGATCGCAAGGACACTGGAAAAACAGATAAAAAAATAACACTTCCGGAGGTAACGGAAGTGTTGAATGCAAGACTTTTGTCTCGCAGATATTAAAGACATTATTATCTTAACATCTGTGGGGCAGAAAGTCAAGAAAAACGGGGATTCTGCCCCATTTTAATACTCGATTAAGATATTAAAGATAGAGGTATACGATGGCAACGAAGAGAGTAACACACACCTTCCGGAAAGGAGACATCCTGGAGGTGAAGGAATACCATGATGGCAGGTATGGAGCAAGAGGGCTACCAAGAGAAAAGAAGAGAAAGCCGACACCGGAGCAGATGGCAGTGGTGAATGCTATGAATAAGGCAGAGACAGCCAGACACAGATTGTTAGAGTATTTTGGCAAGGAAGACTATTTCTTAACATTGACGTACAAGGTAGAAGAGAGACCTCCGGACATGGCACAGGCGAAGAAAGATTTCACGAAGCTGATCAGCAAGCTAAGAGCAAGATACAAGAAAGAACAGATAGAGCTACGCTGGATCCGGAACATTGAGAAAGGAACGAAGGGAGCATGGCATGTGCATCTCATTCTGACCGGATGCAGGGATACGATCCGCTGGGTAGAAGAATGTTGGCCGTATGGCGGAATTTATGCAGAGAAGTTAGAGAAAAGCAAATACTACGAAGAGGATTTCTCGCAGCTTGCATCCTACATCACCAAAAACGAGAAAGTGGGAGAAAAGAGGGAAGACGGAAAGAGGGACAAGCCAAGGCTCAGCGAATCCAGTTACAGTACTTCGCGGAACATGCCGCTGAAACCACCAAAGAAGAAAAAACTGGAAAGATGGCCAAAAGAAATCAAACAGAAGAATGGCTATTACATTGCCAAGAGCTATGAAGGAATCAATCCGGCCACTGGGTTCAAGTACCGGAGATACACATTGATCCGGTTGAACAGGAGGATTTGAAGAATGAAGACGGTGAAGATCTACATAGAAACCACGATCACAGGACCGGCAGCACCAAAGAGAGGAGGATATGCTGCAGCCTTAACATTCACGAGGAGAAACGGAGATATTGAAGACCGATTCCTCAAAGGAGAAGAGGAAGGAACAACTTATAACCGCAGTGTGCTTCTGGCAATGATCTATGCACTGCAAAAACTTAAAGAACCATGCAGAGTTGTGTTCTACACGAGGAACACGTACATCAAGAACATGATCCAGGCCGATAATCCGGAAAAGTGGAGGCGAGCAGAGTGGAAGAAGTCAGACGGAAAAGGCATACAGAACCAAGATCTGTGGAAAATGTTCCTGGAAGAGAGCAAAGAACACGAGATAGAAATCGTGTATGAAAAAGACAGCGAGTATAATGAGACGCTACAAGCGTACTTACAAGGAAAAGAGGTATAAAGATGTTTGACAAATTTGGAGAATTTGATTCTTACGAGGAGATCAACCGTGCGGCCAAAGCACAGTTGGAAGAGGGAGACTTAGAAGCAATCAAGACAATCGCAAAGGAGAACGGACTGGATCCGGAAGACGCAGAGGACTTTTGCACCGGTGCAATAGAGGAGCTGACCACTCCGTGTTTGGCTGCGATTGGAAAGCTGGAACTGGAAACGAAGGACCTGAAACTGGAAGGAGCACTGAAGGACTGGACAGATTCCATCAAACAATCTTGCATGGAAAATGAAGAGATGGCTCTTGCAGTCAGAAGGAAAGGAAAATCCCTGAAAGATTGCATGGCAATGATCTTGAAGAAATCGTTTGGGGAAAAGACACAGTTAGATGACAGAATCACCAAGGCAGCAGGCTTGAGACCACCACTGTATATCAGCATTCCGGGAAAGGCACAGATCAAAGAGATCGTGAGAGAGTACTATCTGGGTGAGAAAAAATGATCGTGTACAAGGGATTTAATGAGAACCTGCAGGCAACCTGCGGAAAAGGTATCTTCCAGTATGAACAGGGAAAGACATACACGGAAGAGAAAAGTAAGACAAGATCCACAGGATTCCATGCGGCAGAATATATCCTGGATTGTCTGAACTGGTACGCACTTGACGGAAAAAACCGCTTCTTCCGGTGCGAGGCAGGCGGAAGCATAGACGAAGAAGAGGGCTGTTCAATGGTCGTGTCTACGGAGCTGACACTGGAAAAAGAGCTGAATCTGACAGAAATCGCATTCGCAGCAATGAGATACATTATCGAGCATCCGAAAAGAGATTGGCGCGTAATCACTAGAGGAGTGTGTGTACAGGAAGATGATGCGGAGGCGATCGGAACAGATAAGATTGCAATTGCGAGAGGCAAAAACCCGGTCGTAGCAGGAAATCGTGGAACCGTAATCGGACTGATCCTTGAAAATGCTGACGGAGAGATTATCGCAGCAAGCATCCGGAAAGTGGATGATGTGCAGACGAAAGACTCCCAGTATTACACGCTGACACCGGACAGGAGATGGGTGGAGGTGCATGTATGAGACGGAAAGAAATTGAACGGCTGAAACCGCTGAAAACCAAAGAGGAGGGACATGTAGCGACATTACAGGAACTGGGACAAGTCCTTATTCTGAATATATTTTTCGACAGAGAACTACTGACGAAATATTGCATCAACTATGAGACAGGAGAACATGAGTATTGGAGAGAAAAGGACGGATGGAGAAGAGGCTCTATCATGTCTGCATTGAATGAGAAGTGGCGAGACTGGGAGTGGAGACAGTATGAGAATTATCCAAAACTGGAAACGAAAGATGCGAAACGCCTCAGTAAGCTGATCAAGCAGAGGTCGTGGGACAATAACGGCTGGGAGAGAATCAGAGCGTTGGAGGGAGAGTATAACAGAAAAATCAGATGGAATACAGCAGTAAACAGACATGAACGACTGATGGACGTGATGAGAAAAGTTCCGGATGCGCCAAAAGATCTGCGGAGCTGGTTCTTCGAGAGATCTGCCGGGGAAGATTATATGTTCCGTGACCGGAATACGAAAGAATATACCTGTACGAACTGTGGAGAAGCAAGTACGGCAGCAGAGATCCAGAGACAAGATGGAGGGAAAAAGATCAGGCATAACGACATGGTATTCTGTCCAAATTGTGGGAAGCTGGTAATGGCCAAAACAAGAACAGACCATATTGTGAAGAAAACGGAGAGCTGCTATCTGTTAGAACCAGTAGACGAAGACACAAGTGTGCTCAGAATCATAGACGCAACTGTTGGATGGGAAAGAGACAGACATTATGTACAGCTTGAGGATGAGATCCGGATTCTGATGTACAAGGTGTGGACAAATGGGACGAGTAAGAAAGCCTATAAGATCTATTATGAGGACTATCTGGAAGGATGGACAAAGGGCAACAGGAGAAATCTAAGGGCAAGAGAAGGATATCTCTATCCGGGAGAATTTGGAAAAATACTGGCTGGAACTATCTATGAAGATGCCTCCAATGTCCTGCGATTCCTCTCAATGCAAGGGAGAAAGCTGAATTATAACAGACTGATCTGCGGTGCAGGAAGAATCAGAGGATATTCGGAGAAAATAGAATATCTGAGCAAGGGACGGTTTTGGAATCTTCTGCGAGATACCGTAGGAAATACAGAATATCCGGGATATCCGACAACGTATTTCGGTCCGTTAAACATCTATGCAGAGAGCATAGAAGAGATGTTCGGCATCAATGACCGTCAGAAGATCAACCGGATCCGGGATGAAAACGGTGGAAATGAGTACGTGCGCTGGATGCAGTATTCTGACATGACAGGAAAGAAAATTTCGAAAGAGACGGTCGAGTGGATGATAGAAAAAAGGATTCGTCCGCTGGATATGGGAGAATCTGAAAAATACATGAGTCCTCAGAAACTCATGAATTACATCAAAAGGCAGCAGAAAGAGCAGTATCCGAATCTGACAGCAGAAAAAGTACTGGAAGAATACGAAGACTATCTTAACATGTGCAAGGCATGCCACAAGAATATGGCAGATGAGATGGTCTATCGGCCAAGAGAGTTAAAACGTAGACATGACGAGGTAGTTGTGGATCAGCAACAGATACAGATTCTAAAAGAGCTGGAAAGCAATGCGGAAGGAAAAGAAGCTTATGCGCAGGAGATGCGAGAGAAGTTCCCGGAAGCGGAAGGAATTCTGAAAGAGATTAAAAGCCGATACGAATACGAGAATGAAGAATACAAGATCATTGTACCGAACACGCTGGTGGATATCGTAAAAGAAGGACGTGCGCTGCATCATTGTGCCGGCAGCAGTGAACGATACTTTGACAGAATTGAGAGCAGAGAGACCTACATCTGTTTTTTGCGAAGACAGGGAGCACCGGGAATACCATTCTACACGATCGAAGTAGAACCGGGAGGAACGATCAGACAGCACAGAAGCTACTACGACGAAGAGCCGGGAATTGAAGAAATCAGAGTCTTTCTGAAGGAATGGCAGAAAGTAATCAGGAAACGTCTGACAGAGGAAGACAGAAAACTGGCCAAGATCAGCAAGGTCAAGAGAGAGGCAAACATAGCAGAGCTGAAGGAAAAAAATAACACAAGAGTCCTACAAGGATTAGCAGAAGATTTTCTCGAGGCAGAAGAATTGGAGGCAGTTTGATGGAATTAGCACAATATCAAAATTATGAGGAATACAAAAAGGCAATGAATACCGTACTGAACAGAACGGTGGAAGATTTTGTCATGACTGGATATCTGCTGAAGCAAGGAAGAGATACCGATATCTTAAAGGATTCAGGATACAGCAATGTTAATGAATTTGCGTGGGCAGAATACAAGCTTGAAGCCACGCAGGTATCCAGATATATCAGGATCAATGACAGATTCTCGGAGGGGGGATACTCTCCACGATTGCAAGATCATTACAAAGGATTCGGCTATGCGAAGCTGGCTCTGATGCTGACGCTTCCGGAAAGTGTAGCAGAAGAGCTGACACCGGCATACAGTAAGTCAGAGATCCAGGCGGTCAAAGAAGAGATAGAAAGTGAAGAGAAGATCACAGATATCGAAGTCATTTTGGAAGGCGAGAAAGAAGAACAGAAAGAACTCGACAATCTGGAAAAAGCGATCCATCAGATCTGCATGGAAGATCCGGAACTGTATGTGAAGTTGCATGGAACAGTTAGGACAAGCGTAGGAACAGAGCCAATCAAAGAGCTTTTGGCACCGGACGGAGACAAACTCTATAGTGTGCGACCACAAGGATGCGGAAGAATCATGCTATACCTGAATGATGAGAAAGACGAAGTGATCCTGCAGGTGGTCAGACAGAACCTCAAAGAACGGTTCACATGGAGTGACATCTTAGGATATCTTGTGCTAATTACAGAACAGGAAGACGCAAAAAAGAATTGGGAAGAGCTTTTCGGGCAGCAGTATCCGGAAAAAGAGAAGATTGCACCAGTGCAACCAAAGAAAGAGAAGAGAAAAGAGCCGAAGGTAGTTAAAGCAAAACCACCAAAGGCACAGAAACAGGAAATAGAGAAACCGGTAGAGCTTCCAAGTGATATTCCCGGACAGACAGAGATTGAGAAAGATTTTCCGGAAATGCTTCCTGAACCAGTAAAAACGTCGGAAATACAGAGAGAAGAGCCGGATTGCACCGGTGCAACCGTTGAGATGGCTGAAAATGTGGAAAACAGTGTGGATAATTCGAAGACGGTCGAAGAAAATGTGATAAACACAGAGACGGGAACGGAATCGGAAGAGGTGGATAACTCAGGACAGCATCCAACTGGCAGCAGATGGGAATACATGAAGACAATGGAATCATACAAGATGGCACTGTATATGGCAGCATCCGTGAATGAGATGCCTCACATGATGTTGAGCTCAGCAGAGTATTGGAAGAAATGGTTAGAAACAGAGGTAGATGAAAATGGAGAAGAACTCAGTAAATAACAAAACAATCCAGAGCTTTCGAGAAGTGGACTTATCAGCGATAGCGATACCATCGATTGCAATTTATAAGCACCCGCGGGATATACCGGATAAATATGTTGCGAGAGTCTATGCTTGCAGCAGTCCGACGAACATTATCATGCTGGCAGATTCCGCAGAAGAGCTGAGAAAAGACATTGAAGGAGTATACGGACCGTGCATATGGTTTGATCGAATGCAAGGAGATCCGAAAAACTTAGTTGGGGTGTATATCTTATGAGCATCGATTATTCAGACATGGCATTTCCCAAATTAGCTTGCAAGAAAAAAAGGAAATCGCATAAAAAGAGCATACTCAAGAGTAGAAAAGGAGTCTGCTACCTCTGTTCGATACTCTATGACAATCATTCTAAGCAGTACACAGAGGAGCATCACATCATGTTCGGATCCGGCCAGCGTGAACTATCCGAGGCAGATGGGCTCAAAGTAGATCTGTGCCGGAATCATCACAAGGAAGGACCGGAAGCTGTCCACAACAACAAAGAGATGCGAGAGCTGCTCTGCAGAATAGCACAGACAGAATATGAGAAGACGCACACAAGAGAAGAATGGAAAGCAAGGTATAAGAAAAATTATTTATAGTTGCCTCCGCTGTTGAATGGCGTGGAGATAAAAGTATGTCACAATACTGGAACATGACGACAAAGAGCTTCCTCCCTGAATGCGGCAGGGAGGAGAAAGGAGCAGACAAGTGACAAAAAAGGAAGAGATCGATAGCTTGGAAAAGCGAACTGGCTGAGATAAATGCAAAAGCAAGACAGGAAGGAATGAGTTACGGAAAATACGTTGGCTTGATGTATTGCGAAGAAAGAGATGAGATGGAAAGAAGGAAAAGATATGACAGAAAGAGACGCAAAAGACTTGGTTAACTGGCTGGATCAGGCAGAAGAGGAAACAAAAGCAATAATTGCAGAACATGAAAGAATCGATCCTTTTTACGACGGAGTACTTTCATCTATTCAAACATTCCGGGAATATATCAAGAAAATGCGCAAAGTGGATGAAGTAGAGGGAGAGACTTCCGAAGAAGCCAAATGTCGATTCTTTTGATGGTTACATTGTGCAGAGTAGACGTGTTGTACAGCCGTTTAGTGCCTACTGGGATGGGAGAAAGTGGACAGACGATGATGATAATGTAGTGGACGGTGTTATAGCATGGATGCCACTGCCTAAGAGGTACAAAGGAGAATGATTATGAGCAGACTAATTGATGCTGATGAATTTCAAAAACAGATAGTAGGAATGGCAATCTTGAACAATTATCCACCGGACAAAGCTAATGCACTTTGCAAATTGGTAGATAGCCAGCCGACAGCGGTTGATGTGGATAGCGTTGTTAATGAGTTGAAGAGGGAAAAATTTATTGAAAGCGAAACGGTTTTGTCGGATATACATCAAGGATACAATGCCGGGTTAGACAGAGCCATTGAAATTGTCAAGAGAGGTGGAAGAGATGAAAAATAAAGAGCAGACAAATGCTTGTTGCGGTTGCTTCGGAGCTGCGAATGGTGACTGTGATGAGTGCGCTGAAAATAGGAGTGATGAAAATGAAAAACAAAGAGAGGTTTGCAAAAGAGATTGCTGAGCTTGCGTGTAATGCACCTAATATTGCAGTATCTAAAGCTACCGGGAATCCAATCTGTTGCAATAATATCAAATGTGATTGCTGTGCGTTGTATAAAGGTGGCATATATAATGATGACACGTGTTGTGGAGCATTAAAAAAATGGGCAGAATCCGAGTACGTCCAAAACCCGGTAATCAGCAAGAGAGATAGAGCGTTTTTGGATTATCTCGAAGAAGAGTATAAGCATATTGCAAGAGATAAAAATGATGCCTTATACGCATACAATGCAGAACCATGTAAGGTACGTGAGAGTTGGAGTTCAGGTTGCTCTGATGATTGGTTTCGTTTAAATCATCGTTTTGATGTAAACTTCCCAATGATCAAATGGTCAGACTCCGAACCGTGGCTAATCGAAGACTTGAAAAAACTGGAGGTAGTTGAGAATTATGAATAGAGAAATACTTTTCAGAGCGAAACATATTCATGCAATGGATAGTAATGAGCATCTAAATGGAACATGGGTGCATGGCTATCTTAGTGACGAGAATTATATCTATGATAAAAGCCTTGAGGGTGAATTTCTGGTTGATGAAAATACGATTTGCCAGTATACAGGATTAACCGACAAGAATGGAAAGAAAATATGGGAAGGAGATATAATTAAATACCATTTTGGAGAAGTTTATGCGCCGGTAAAATTCGGAGAATATCAGAGTTGTTTTGATAGCACATCAACGAGCCATGTCGGATTCTATGTGGACTGGGACGAAAAACATGATTTTAGAAAAGACTTGGGATATTGGATCAAGTTAGTTGATGCAGAAGTTGTAGGCAACATATTTGACAATCCTGAACTGTTAGAAGAGGAGAATGTGCATGGAAGATGCGATCAGAATCATTGAAGGATTGGATACATCCAATAGTGAAGAGAATATTAAAGCAAAGAAGATGGCAGTAGCTGCTATGAAGAAGCAGATTTCGAAGAGGCCTATAACATATACATCAACCAATAGAGCAGATTGTCCGGTTTGCGGTGAAACAGTTAGAGGAATAGACAAGCCTTATGGAAAATATTGTAGCGGTTGCGGACAGAAATTAGATTGGAGTGATGAACAGTGAAAAGAAGTACAGACACACGCTGGAGTCCTGCGGAAATCCAGCAGAACCAAAAAGAACATTATGCTGATACGGCAGAGCATCCGCCGGATCGGAAGGCAAGCGAGAAGTTTAATCGGCCGGCATACCAAGCAGGCAATCTGATCAGAGCACAGGGGCAGCAGATGTGGCATGGTGATATAACGGAGTACATAGCCAGGAAGTACAAGATAGGAGATGATACCATTGGAGAAGAGACTGGAAGAGAACAATGTGAAGAACGAGAACAACCGGAAAAAAGAGTATCTGAGAGGGTACAGAGCCAACAGAAGACGAATCAGTAGAATTGATGATGAGGTAAGAGAGCTCAGGGAACTTGCAGAATCTACGAAAGCAACAGACTATTCAGGTATGCCGCATGGTAGTGGAAATCAGAAAGATTTGTCAGATGAACTGGCAAGAATAGATTCACTGGAGAAAAAACTTGAGATGGAAAAGAGCAAATGTATCGAATCGTATATATCCATTGAGAATCAGATTAAGACAGTGAAGAATGAAGATGAGAACGATGTACTGTTTTACAGATATGTGAAAGGACTTCGATGGTGGGAAATTGCTGAGAAGATGGAATGTACTGAAAGATGGATACATAAGTTGCATGGAAAAGCACTGGAACATTTGAAAACACCAAAATGATTTACTACAGTTCCTTGAAGTTCAGTATAAATGTGTGAGAGAATTACAATGAGCCTAGGGCGGAAAGTTGATGGCTCGTCCTCTCTTTATAAAACCCAAGAAGCACCTGCATGATAATGTGTGGGCGTTTTTCTGTTGTATAATGTCGAATGTTGGGATATCATGGAAGTAGGTTTTATGTGTATGGAGGGAAATATATGGAGCAAGAAAAAAGAGTGAAAGAGAACTTGAATTAGAAAGAAAATATAGTAAAAAGTAATTTTTTCGTATTGAAATATGCCGAAAAAAGAGATAAAGTAGACACGTGGTGAAATGAAGGAAGAGGTTCTTACGGAATGGAGGATATATGAATGTATTAGATATTTTACAAATTGTGATTGGCAGCTTTTTCTTAATAATGGCGTTGGTCGTTTATTTGAGAAGAAAGCTAACAAAGCAATTAGCAATGTGCAAGTGCATTGTATATGTTGGTGTATTTATATTGACTTGCATGGATTTTATATCTGAATTTACTCAGTTGTTTGATGCAAAGTTAGGATTAAGTATTGCTGTTGCTATAGCAGCAGTTTTTGAAGTCTTTTCCAATTTAGATGAGGTTATAGAGAACAAAGAAAAAAATAACAAGTAGATGATTTTAGAATAGTAAATTAAGGCACCCTGCGGGGTGCTTTTCTAATTCCCAAAACCCGGACCATTAGTTCAGTGGTAGAACATTCGCCTCATAAGCGAAATGTCGTAGGTTCGATCCCTACATGGTCCATGAAATAAACCAGAATTGAGGTGACAGCAATGGCAACAGGCAACCCCAGGAGTGCAAATGGGAATCTTCGGAGAAAGCACCGGGCAAGGCTTAAAGCAATCGGTGCAGAGTGCGGAATCTGTAGAGGCAGGCTAGGACCAGTTCATTATGATGAGCCAAGTGACAGCAAGCATCCATTGTCCTTTGTGATTGATGAGATCAGACCGGTGTCCAGATGGCGGGAGTTTGGTTATAGTTCCAGGGAGGCAGCAGCTCAAGACTGGAACAACCTCCAGGCGGCGCACTACTGTTGCAACGCAGCAAAAAGCAATAAAACATTGCAAGAACTGGAGCAGAGACAAAAGGTACCAAAAGCGAACATTCTGGATGGAAACTGGTGAGGAAAACAGAGGTGGGGAGGGTACCCCACCAGGCGCCGAAGGCGACCACCGCCGTCCAGCGCCGATTTACACACAGGGATTATTTGAAAGGTGGATGAATATGGCCAGAGCCAAGAAAATGGCAACTGTGACAAGCGAAGGAAACAGACTGCAGCAGTTGGAAAATCTTTCGATGATCCTGGCAAAACAGATTGATATCTGTGCGAAAGATGCTGTGGATGGATCAAAGACCATGCCGCAGCTTTCAAAGCAGTACAGAGAAACGATAAAAGAAATTGAGGAAATTAGAGGAGTAGAGAGAGAAGATGACGAAATTGGAGAAATCCTCTCAACGAGAAAAGCTGATGGGAAGCCAAACGCCGTCCGTTAGGATTGCTCCAGATTATGTCTATACAGATGGAGCAGATGCTGTGAAAGTACTCTCGGTCGGCAGACTCATCGTAGATCCGTGGCAAGGTGAAGTGCTCAATGACTGGATGGGACGGACAGAGGAAGAAATATGGTCAGCCCCGACCTGTGGCCTGTCTGTGCCGCGACAAAATGGCAAGACATTGGATACATCGGGAAGAATTGCTTCTGGAATGATCATGTACTCTGAATGGGTGATCTATACAGCGCATTTGCAGAAGACAGCAACCGAGACTTTTATGGAACTAAAAGGTTTATTCGAGAGTAAAGGTCTGCGGAAGTATGTGAGTGAAATTAAAGCTGCATTAGGAAGAGAACAGATTATCCTGAACAATGGCGGGCGTGTGGTATTTGTGGCCAGAACCAGAAATGGAGGTCGAGGGCTGCATGGTGACTGCCTTGTTTTTGATGAGGCACAGGAGCTGACATCAGAACAGCAGGCATCTTTTCTCCCGGCAATATCAGCATCAAGAAATCCACAAACCATTTATCTTGGAACACCGCCGGATGAAAATTGCACCGGTACAGTTTTCCGAAAAATCAGAGAACGGGCAAGGAGTGGGGAGAGCAAATCCACAGCCTGGACAGAGTACTCAGTGAAAGAGATTGGAGATGTGACTGACCGGAAAAGATGGGCTTTATGCAACCCGGCACTTGGAAGAAGAATGACAGAATCAACGATTGCAGCAGAATGCGAACAGATGGATGAAGATACCTTTGCAAGAGAACGTCTTGGCTGGTGGTCACCGATCAATAATGATCAGGATTATGCAATCGATAAGAATAAATGGGAAGCATGCGCATCCGAACAGGAGAAACCAGAAGGAAAGACTGCATTTGGAGTGAAATTTTCACCGGATGGATCCACAATAGCATTGTGTGGTGCTGTCTGTCCGGTATCAGGCAAGGCGCGAATATCCCTGATTGAATTGAGAACCACAGACAAAGGGGTCCAGTGGCTTGCAGACTGGCTGAATCAGAGATACCAGACAGCATCTTGTGTAGTGATCGATGGACGGAATGGTGTTGATTTTCTGATAGAGAAGATTGCACCTGTATGGAGATATAAGCAGTCGATCATCAGACCAGGGGCAAAAGATGTGATCGCAGCAGCCAGTCAGCTGGTGCAGGAGATCAATGAACAGACCGTCTCCTGGTATAAATATCAGGAAATTTTACAGGAGTCAGCAGTTACTTCTGTAAAAAGACCTATTTCAGGAGGATGGGGATTCGGAGGAGAGAACTCCATACCGATCGAAGCAGCGGCATTGGCATTATGGGGATGCAGGACCTCAAAAAGAAACCCGAACAGAAAGATGAGGATCGGATAATGGAACTGAATTTTGGACAGGTAAGAGGGCTGCCGGAACAGGAGCAGCAGTGGTTGAATGAACTAAAAGAGATTTATGACTATCACCGGTCAGCAAATCGAATGAAACGACGTTATTATAATGGGAAGATCACACTGAATGAGGTGAATCTAGGGATTGCCCTTCCTTCCGGTTTCGGAAGACTAGAGATTGGGTGTTCCTGGGGAGCAAAGACAGTGGATGTACTTGCAGCAAGATCGATGTTCGATGGATTTGTGACAGAGAATGGAACAGAATCAGATGAGATGAATGCAATCATGAAGAGAAATCATCTGATTGCAGAATATAACAAGGCTGTAAAGGAAGAACTGAAATATGGTTGTGCATTTGCAGCAGTTTCCGGTGAAGCGGGAGACGCAAGAGTCCGGTTTTATTCTCCTCATTGTGCAGCAGCTTCGTGGGATGCCAGTGAAGCAAGAATCAAATACGGATTTGCCTTTGAAGATGCAAAAAGAGATGAATCAGATATCACATGGTCTCCGGATCATGTGAATTTTTATACAGAGACAGAGATCTGGCAGTTGGATCGTGTTGGAGGGACCTGGTATGCGGAAGCTACTCCACATGATTTCGGACAGCCTCTGATGGTAGCAATGATCTGGGATGCAACGAACGATAAGCCTTTCGGACAGTCCAGATTGAAGGAACCGGTCAGAAGACTGATTCAGGGGTATGTAAGGACTGTGGCCAATGCTACGATTGGACTGGAATTTGCAACATCACCGCAGAAATACTTACTTGGTGTATCAGATGAACAGTATGACGCTCTGGTAAATGAAAAATTTAAGCAGTATGTGGGAAGTATCATTTATAGCACAACCAACCCGGAAACAGGAGAAAAGCCATCATTTGGTCAGCTCTCACAGGGAAATATAGAACCACATGTGCAGATGCTTCGGATGCTGTCCACACAGTATTCAGCGGCAACAGGATTGACAGTTACGGATGTGGGAGTTGTGAATGATGCTAATCCAACATCGAGCGATGCAATTCTGGCACAGTCCCAGACATTGATTTTGCTGGCAGAACAATTGAATAAAGCAAATGGCGATTCGTTGTATCGAATCGGAAGGATGGCACTGGCAATCGAGCTAGGCACTACACCGGATGATCTAACAGACGATATGACTGAGATCATTGCACACTTTAAGAATCCGGCTATGCCAAGCATAGCGGCAACAACAGACGCTGCATTGAAGATTGCGACAGCAAGACAGGGATTTGCACAGACAGATATATTTCTTGAGATGATTGGATTTGATCAGGCAGATATCCGGCGGATCCGTGCACAGGAGCAGAGAGCAAAGGGAGAGTCAATCTTGACGGAGGAATTTGGAAATGCAGATAACGACAAGGGCTTGGACGGAGTACATAACCAAGATGTCACGGATTAGCCAGAAGGCGGCAGATCTGATGCAGGCGTGGGTTCAAAAGAATGGATTCAGCAATGATAAGGCTCTTTTAGATTATGCCTATGCCTTATCACAGCATTACGGACAGGCAATTGGTGCATTATCCTGCCAGATGTATGAGGCAACAGCAGCAGCACAGGGCATGAATATCCCAACAGCAGAGATGGCACCTCTTCCGGAATATGGGGAAGTAGCAAAAGCTGTGCGTGGTACCATGAAACAGTCTCAGATGAATGTACCTGCGACACTGGCACGACTTGTGAAGCAGGTTGGAGCAGATACAACATTGAAAAATGCAGAACGTGACGGTGCTCAGTTCGCATGGGTACCTCATGGAGATACCTGCTCTTTCTGCATTACACTGGCGTCACGTGGCTGGCAGTATATGTCAAAAAAGGCGTTACGGAACGGACATGCAGAACACATTCATGCACATTGTGATTGTGAGTATGCGGTCCGCTTTGATGGAAGGAGCACCGTGGAAGGATATGATCCTGACAAGTACCTGGAAGAGTATCAGGCAGCAGGTGGTGATATTAACGCCATGCGCAGGATTAGATACAAGGAAAATAAAGAGGCTATTAATGCAAGGAAGAGAGAACTGTATGCAGAACAGGCTTACCGAAAGGTTAAAAGAGGAAAAGCAGAAGAAATGTCATTAACCAGAGGTGGCAAAGAAGTGGCGGTTTCAGTTAGAAAAGTGGAAAGCTATGATACATCTATGTATATATCAGATCATGCACAGATAAAGCCAAAAGCATTGAATGCAATTAATCAGAACACAGAAAAGGCTTTGAAAGAATATGGGGTTCCAATTGAGCGAAAACCAAAGGTTGTGATTTTATCAGATGATGAACTGAAGAATGCCCTTGGTTTGTATGATCCATGTACAAATACGATATATTATAGTCAGTCAATAGCAAAGCAGGAAATACAGAGATTAGCTGGTGGAAAAGATGCTGTTGAAAGACATGAAATGTGGCATATGAAACAGGCAGAAGAATTCCGAAAAGCGGGGTGGGAGATTACCAAAGAAAACCGTGGTGAATATCTGAAAGAATTGTGTAAAAAGGCAAAGAAAAATCTTGACGCATTAGGAATTACGCAGGATAATGTAAGTGAAATAAGCGATTATGCATATCAACAATATCAATTGGGACGATATGATGAAACGGAAGCAGAATATATGTTGATTTATAACAGGAGATAGAGAGAATGAAACTCATAAAGTATCCAGATGAGATAGAAAAGTTAATGAAAGTATACGAACCGTATGTCAATCATATTCATGATGGGAAAATTGAAAACGTGCCGGAAGAGGTTAGTGAAGCGTTTGAAAAAGTAAAAGCCTGGGCTTGGGAGCAAGAACAGTAACAGAGAGAAATATGGCAAGAGATGAATATTATGGTAATCTTAAAAAACATAAAGAAAACAAATGATAGTATTTCAGCGGATTATTATCCAGAAGGAAAAGAGCCAAAAGAATTTATGAAAATACAGACTTCGGATGAAACAGTTACAGAACATGAAAATGCAAGTATGTTTGCGGCTTCACATGTAAAAAAGGAATTGAAGCGAATGGTCAAAATGGATAATCCGCCAAAAGAAAAGACATTAATATGGTATTAGATACCGTTGATCAGAAATGATTAACGGTATTTTTGTACCAATTTTTAAATTGCACTGGTGCAAGATCGGAAAGAGAAAGATAATTCTAACACGCAGAGATGCGTGTTATTTTTATGGCAACGCGTGCCTGAAACGCGGAATTTAAAACTATGAAACACTCAATCAGGAGGGAAACAAGATGGCAGAGAACAATACGAACGGCACTGCAGGAGCAGGAACAGAAAAAACATTTACTCAGGCTGAAATGGATGCAATCATCGAGGGACGCCTCGCAAGGGAAAAACAGAAATATGCAGACTATGAAGCCTTGAAGGAGAAAGCAGGAAAGTATGATCAGATCAAAGATGAAGGGAAGACAGAAATTCAGAAAGCAACAGAAGGAATGGAAGCCCTTCGGAAAGAACTGGATCAGCTTAAGAGCGAGAAAACTGTAAGACAGGCAAGAGAAAAGGTTGCAAAGGAAATGAGCATTCCAGTGGATCTTCTGACGGGGGAAGATGAGGAGACCTGTAAGAAGCAGGCAGAGGCGGTCCTGAACTTTGCAAAACCGAAGAGCTACCCGGGGACAAAGGAAAACCACAGGAAAATTACAAACTCTCAGGAGAAAGATGCAAGCATGAGAGAGTTTGCACATCAGATTTTTGGAAAAGGAGAATAACATATGGCAGCATTAATCAGTTCAGATTTTGAGATCCCTGCAGAGATTTCAGCTGGGATTTTTGAAAAAGCACAGAAAGGGTCCACACTGGCACAGTTATCCGGTGCAAGACCGCAGAAATTTGGAAAACAGCAGGTATGGGTACTTACAGCACCGCCAAAAGCCGAGATCGTGAGCGAAGGCGGTGAGAAATCACCGACACCGACAAGCTATGCGACCAAGACGGTCAATCCGATTAAATTGCAGGTAACTATGAGATTTTCACAGGAAGTGAAGTGGGCGGACGAAGACACTCAGATTGGAGTTCTTCAGGATCTGGCATCTAATGCAGGAATCGCACTTGGAAGGGCACTTGACCTGGTAGGAATCCACAAGATCAATCCATTGACAGGAACTGTATCAAGTCTCGTAAAGGAAGGACTGGTTGATACAACACAGTCAGTGACCGTTGCAGAAGCAAAGTATGATGAAGCAATCGAGGCGGCAGCAGGCATGGTCATTTCGGCAGGTTATACACCAAGCGGAATTGCAATGGATCCAACACTTTCTTTTGGTCTATCTACGATGAGAGACACAACAGGAAGAAAGATCTATCCGGAGCTTGGATTTGGACAGAACCTGAGCAACTTCGCAGGAATGAATGCAGCAGTATCTGATACAGTATCAGCCAAGAACGAGATTACAACACCATCAAAGATTCTTGGAATTACCGGACAGTTTGACGCCTTCCGCTGGGGAGTACAGAGATCAATCAGCGCTCATCTGATCGAATTCGGAGATCCGGATGGACTGGGAGATCTTCAGAGACTCAACCAGATTGCGATCCGTTCAGAGATTGTATACGGAATTGGAATCATGGACAGCAAGGCATTTACAAAGATCCTTGCAGCAAGTGAGTAACGGAGGATCTAAATGAAGTATCTGTATAAACAGACGGGAATGATTGTGGAATCCAGTATTGCACTGGATTCTGCAATTTTCAAGCCATTAAAAGAAACACCATTAAATGAAAACGAAAAGGAAGAAAAACCACAGAAAAAGACTCCGGCAAGAAGGAAGAAGGTGCAGTAATGGCTTATGCAACATGTGAAGACATTCAGCAACGAAGAGACCTGCCAATGAATGACTGGGAGAGATGCACTGCACTGTTAGAAGATGCGGCTGTGATTGTTGATGCCTATAATCGGGAGGCATCAGAAGCTGCGAAGAAGCTTGTATCCTGCAATATGGTGATCCGTGTCATGGAGAGCGAACAGGAGAGTGTGCCGATCGGGACAACTCAGGCAACTACTTCGGCACTGGGATATTCGCAGAGCTGGACGAATTCCAATGGAAGTGGCGAATTGTATCTTACCAAACTGGATAAGAAGATTCTTGGAGTTGGAAACAGAATTGGTTTTCTGAACCCTTTTCAGGAGGAATAGTTGTGATTAAAGGCATAACAGTAAAATTATATGAACAGACACCAGATGGAAAAGATTCTTTCGGCCATCCGATCGTGAAAGAAACGCCAGTATGCGTAGAAAATGTACTGGTATCACCCGCCTCAACCACGGAGATTTTAGATACCTTAAATCTGATTGGAAAGAAAGCAGTGTATAAACTTGCTGTTCCGAAAGAAGATTTTCATAACTGGCAAGATTGCCGGGTGGATTTCTTTGGAGCATCATGGAGAGTCATTGGACTTCCACAACAGGGAATTAAAAAGAACATTCCTCTTGTATGGAATCAGATATGGATGGTGGAGCGATATGGGGAAAGTGAGAATAGAACTGAATCGTGCGGGCGTTCGTGAACTTATGCAATCACCGGAGATGCAGAAGATTCTGATGGAGCAGGCAAATAAAATTGCAGCAGCATCAGAGAACGAAACATATATCGCTTCAACACGAGCAGTAGTAGAAGTACATGGGGATGATGGAAATAATGGATTGCTCAAAGCGATGGGAGGAAATACTCAAGCACGGACTGGAAAGCAGGTACAGGGATATTACCGAACGGGAAAGAACGGACAAAAAGTATGGGTTAGATCCTATCAGAGGAGAAAGTAATGATTGAACAAGCGGTAAGAGATTACTTGGAAGAAAAGCTTAATATACCTGTAAGAATGGAAGAAGAGGCTAATCTTCCGAAGGAATATATTGTGATTGAAAAGACAGGAAGCGGTCAGACCAATCATATCAAACGAGTAACACTGGCAGTACAATCCTATTCAAGCTCATTGTATCAGGCAGCATCTGTTAATGAACGGGTGAAAGAAGCGATGGAGAAAATAATTGAAATGGATGATATCAGTAAATGTGAGCTCAACAGTGATTACAACTATACAGATACGGCACGGAAGAAGTACCGGTATCAGGCGGTATTCGATATCGTGCATTTTTAAGGAAAGGAGATTAAAATGTCAGACAGCAAAAATGTAAGTACAGGTAAGCCGAAAGTAGGCGGCGCGATTTTTAGAGCACCGATCGGAACAACATTGCCAACAGATGCAACCACAGCATTAAATGCAGCATTTAAGTCACTTGGATATTGCTCGGAGGATGGATTCGCTAATTCTAATAGTCCGGAAACTGACAACAAAAATGCTTGGGGCGGCGATACTGTATTGAATATGCAGACCAGTAAGAAAGACAAATTTAAGTTTACGATGATTGAAGCATTGAATGTAGAAGTTCTGAAGAGCGTTTACGGAGATGATAATGTTACCGGAACACTTGAGGAAGGGATTACGGTAAAAGTAAATGCAGATGAAGCGGAACAGAATGCGTGGGCTGTGGATATGATTCTGAAAGACGCAGTGAAGCGTATCGTTATTCCGTGTGCAAGCATTACGGAAGTCGGAGACATTGTATATAAGGACGATGATGCGATTGGATACGAGACAACGTTATCGGCAGTACCGGATGCGGACGGACAGACACATTACGAATATATTAAGGGGAATAAGAAATAATGAAGGGAAAAACAAGCAGTGGTTTTGAGTATGAGTTAGATGAAGCGGCGTTGGATGATTATGAACTTCTGGAAGATCTGTGCGAAATGGATGAAGGGGACATGACAAAAACGATCAGCGTATTAAACCGTCTTCTTGGAACAGAACAAAAAGAACTCCTGAAAGAACATTTGCGAATGGAGAATGGAAGGGTTCCGGCGTCGAAAATGATGAATGAAATCGGAGAAATTTTCGGAAATGTAAAAGAAGGAAAAAACTCTTAGCCCTCGCCTACATGCTTAATCTTGACAAGGACGCACTTTTGTGCGATCTTGCAGAAACATATCGCATTTATGATTATAAGTCGTTGCCGTGCAGAATGGTAGCGACTTTTTCTTGTGGGTTGAGGGAAAATTCGAGAATTAAAATGAAAATAGCAGGGATTGAGCCGATACCGGAACAAATGCTTATGGCGGCTATTGCGGATGGAACGCGCACGACTGCCTGGCTGCAATCTGAGGATGGAGCGACCGGGAAAAACCGTCCGAAGTCATTGCTTGGAATGATCTTGGGCGATGGAAAGGAAAAATCTAAAGAAATTCAGACATTTGATTCTGGAGAAGATTTTGAGAGAGAATGGGCGAGATTGACGGGAAAGGAGGAATAAGATGGCTACAGAACTGGCAAAGGCATATGTGCAGATCATACCGTCCGCCGAAGGAATACAAGGAAGAATTCGGAAAGAATTAGAGCCAGAAGCGGACTCTGCTGGAAGTTCTTTCGGCGGGAAAATGGTTGGCATGATAAAAAAAGTAATTGCTACTGCAGCTATAGGAAAAGCTTTGTCGGCGAGCATCAGTGAAGGTGCAGCACTCGAACAGAGTCTTGGTGGAATCGAAACATTATTTAAAGATTCTGCCGATAAAGTGAAAGCAAATGCGGCAAAAGCATACCAGACAGCAGGAATGAGCGCAAATGACTACATGGAACTAACTACAAGTTTTTCAGCGAGCCTTCTTAGTTCCCTTGCTGGCGACACCTCCAAAGCTGCAGATGTGGCAGATATGGCAATGGTAGATATGTCTGATAATGCAAATAAGATGGGAACCAACATGGAAGACATCAAAAATGCATATCAGGGATTTGCAAAGCAGAACTATACGATGCTGGACAATCTGAAGCTTGGATATGGCGGTACAAAGTCGGAGATGGAGCGTCTCTTGGCAGATGCACAGAAAATCAGTGGCGTGGAATACAATATTGATAATCTATCAGATGTCTATAGCGCAATTCACGTAATCCAGGGACAGTTGGACATTACCGGAACGACAGCAAAAGAAGCGGCAACGACTATATCTGGATCGTTCAACCAGATGAAAGCAGCGGCTAAAAATGTAATGGGAGAAATTGCTCTGGGAATGGATGTAGGACCGGCACTTAATGAACTGGCGAATACGATCATAACCTTTGCAGTTGGAAATCTGCTTCCGGCAGTATGGAATGTTATATCTGCGCTTCCATCAGCAATCGTTACATTTGTAACGGCACTCGGTCCACAACTGTTTGCTGCAGTGTCTGGACTGATTCCACAAATTGCAAGCGGAATCACAACAGGAATACCGACTCTTTATCAGAGCGCAATGCAGCTTATGGATCAGTTTAATATCGGAATTCAGGAGCAGCTTCCGACTTTATTGCAGAAGGGTGTAGATTTTATAAGCAACATCGTCAACGGAATTTTGCAAAATTTACCGCAAGTAATAACGATGGCAGGAAATGTGATCACGTATTTTGTCAACACGATTATTTCTATGCTTCCAACTGTTTTAAGCGCAGGTGCAAGACTGCTTTTAAGGTTAGTAAATGGAATCATAAACAATTTGCCACAGATCACCCAGGCAGCAGTGACTGCAATCGTGCGTTTTGTAGCGTCAATTGGACAGAATCTTCCACAGATTCTTCAGAGTGGCATTACGATTATCGCTAAGCTGGAAGCAGGCTTGATACGCGCTATTCCGAATTTGGTCGGACAGATACCGGCGATCATCAGTGCAATTGTGAATGCTTTTACGAGCCAGAACTGGGGAAGTATTGGAATCAATATCATAAGCGGTATCGCATCCGGACTTCATTCGGCGGCACATATGCTATGGGATGCTGTAAAAGGTGTTCTTGGTGGATTTAAAGAAAATGTTCTGGCATTCTTCGGAATTCACTCACCGTCACGTTGGGGAGCTTATGTTGGAGAGATGATCGATACCGGAATTGCGAATGGATTGATTGGCAAGACAACATTAGTATCCAATGCGGCAGCAGAGCTTCAGAAGTCTGTAAAAAAACCAATTGGAACAAGTATGGACCTTGCAATTTCTGGCAAAAGCAGCACTGATAGTCAGAACAGCACGATTGCAGAGAAGCTGGAAGCATTACTGGAATATTTAAAAACAACATCCAGACGTGGGGACGGCAGTATAGTTATAAATTTAAATGACAGAGAAGTAGCAAGAGCTTTGAGAGAAATGGGGGTTGTGTTTGAATGATCGAGATTAAATATGTATGCTCCAATGGAGAAGAATACAATCTGATCGGAGACAAAATGAGAGCAACCTCCGGATATTTCCATGCTTATGAGTGGACACCCAATACAACAGAAAGAGAAATGGGTGTAACGGTGAATGCTTTTGCAAAAGAACCGGTGACGTATGACATTACTCTTACCGTGAGAGGCAAAGAAAAAGAAAGAAAGCAGATCCTTAATAAGCTTACGAATGCTTTTGAATACGATGTGGTCAATCTGACTCCAGGAAGAATTTACTATGGCGAATACTACATTGATGGATATGTAAAAAAATCAAGCAATGAAGTATCGGGTGAAAATAATAGTCGTACAGATTGCAAGATAGAAATATACTGCCCGTATCCATTCTGGTCGATGGAGCAACAGGAAAGCTTTTATCCTGATTCTACAAATAAAGGAAAGCCATATACATTTTTAGACTATCCGATAACGTATAATTATGATTATTCAAGAAAGAGTGCCGGAACGCAGAACTGGATTATCGATCATTTCCGAGATAATAACTTTGAAATGGTAATATATGGTCCATGCGCTGATCCGAGAATACTGATAAACGGTTATCCTTATCAGATTTATGAGACGTTAGAAGCAGGTGAATATATATTAATCGCCAGCAGAGAGAAGACGATCACAAAGCATCTGAGAAATGGAACTGTGCAAAATATTTTCGCAAAAAGAGCGAAAGACAAAAGTGTATTTGCACTGATTCCGTCTGGCGTACTGACTCTTAACTGGAGTGGTGAATTCGGCTTTGATATTAAGGTATACAAAGAAAGGAGCGTGCCGGAATGGAACTGATCTATACGGATCCGATTGGCAAAGAGCTCGGATATATCTTAAATGCAAATGTAGACATGGAAATCGGAGAAGATGAGAAAAGCTCAATCAATGATTTTGAGATCGAATTTAAGAGATCCGGTTGGAATGGTACGGTTGAGTTCGGAAGTCAGGTGTATGTCCCAGATACTGAGTATGGTGGAATTGTGCAGGAGTTATATACGAGTACCAAATCAAACAGTATTACAGTAAAGGGATATACCTGGCGGGGAATGATGACAAAGAAGGTGATACAGCCGGAAAGTAATCAGGACTATGCAGTAGAATCCGGAGAGCTTAATCAGATAATCCAGAGAAGAGTTCAGGAAGCATTTCCCGGGCTCTTTTATGGAGTAGCGGAAGACACAGGTGTACAGGTGAAGAATTACCAGTTTGACCGTTATTGTACACTGCATGCTGGATTACAAAAACTGCTGAAATCAGTAGGATATCGTATGGAAATAAAGTATATTCAGTCGGAGAAAACTGAGTCAGGATATGTACAGGTAAGAGCAGTTCCTATCGTAGATTATTCGTCAGAATATGAGTTCTCAAATGATAACAATATGCATTTCACAATGGACAACAATAAAAGAGGAACAAATCACCTGATCTGTCTTGGAAAAGGAGAATTGAAAGACCGCTTGGTGATCCATCTTTATATTGATGATCAGGGAAATATTAGTCAGACACAGTATTTCTTTGGAATTAATGAGATAGCTGAAATATATGACAGTTCTGGCTCTGAGTATGAAGATCTTCTGAAGAATGGAACAGAAAAGCTGTTAAAGTCAAAAAGCAAAACAGAATACGATATGACAATGGAGAAAATCGAAGGAACGATGGATATTGGAGATATTGTAGGTGGAAGAGATTATCTTACCGGTGCGAGTATGAAAAAGCCAATCGGAAGGAAGATATGGACTGTTTCGGAGGGAAAAGAGAAAGTAGAGTATAAACTGGAAGGAGAAACATAAATGGATATTATTACAGGATATGTCGGAAGTCCTCATGTTACAGCAGAACAGGACCGGGATATAAATATTGGAATCTTTGGAGCAGAATCCTATGTGTTGCGGACGGGATCCCGGTTAAAAGCAGAAGTTTCATCAAATAATGAAATCAAGATCAGAGATGGCGTTATTATGCATCAGGGATGCGCTGCATCGATAAAAAAGAACACCTATGATTCTCTTACAATTGTGAATGGATCACAGGGAATGAAACGAATAGATCTTATTGTTGCGAGATACAGCAGAAATCAGAGCACAAAGGTAGAATCACTTACGCTGAAAGTAATTCAAGGTACGCCGGTTACAGGAACACCTTCAGCACCGGGGTATACAACAGGAGATATCCAGGCAGGAGATCTGGTTGCAGATATGCCATTGTATCAGGTTGTAATTAACGGATTGAATATTACAGAGGTAAAACAGGTGTTCAATACGGTTGATACAGTTGCTGAATTAAATGGCAAATTGGAGAAGAAGACGGATACTACTACTTTAGGATTTGGAGTTTCTGAAACATTCACAGGACAATACCTTAATTCAAAGCCTATCTATCAGAAAATGATATCTGTTGGAGCATTACCGAATAATACAACGAAATCTATAAGTACAGGTATTACTGGTGCTGATTATATCTGGGTTGATATGGAAAATAGTTTTGCATTCAATTCCGGTGCAAGCTATCCAATTCCGTATGTGGATCCTAAAACTGTGGCCAATTCCATAGGTGTAAGGATTACAAATAACGGCGCAACGGTTATTGTATCGACCGGAACAAACTGGTCTACATATTCCGGAGGTATTACTCTGAGGTATACCAAGAAGTAATTATTTCCAAGTTCCCTTCACATCATAATTAAGATCTGTTGATCTGGAGGTTGAACCATATTGCAAGATAGTACCTTTCATGGCGATCCCTGACACAGATGCATTGCCGGTCCATGCAACACCAGAGTTATTCGCCGTGTGTTGTACAGATGAAACGGTTTTAGCAGTAATACCAATATTCAGATTCTGATATTGAGCGTAATAGACACCGCTTGTTCCAATCTGATTTGCAAATACGAGATCCGTGATTGCTACATGGCCATATGCTTCAAAGCGTCCGTCTGTATACTTCTTTACATATCTGTTGTCACTGACTGTAATAAGCTCATATGATTTGCCATTTAATTCACTTAATATAATTTCTGTTCACATCCGGCGAAGGTCGGGTGTTTTTGTTATGCGCTTTTATATATGCAACATAGAAACATGATTCAGAGAAAGGAAAAGCTATGAAAATTATATTCAACGATGGTCAGGAGCTGACAGTGCAGGATGCATCTATCCAGGCTGATGGTGGTCTTCTGGTCAAAACAATCTCAGCAACAGAGGATGAGATCAAAGCGATTTTTTCAGACACCATGACAACAAAGAAGATGACAGTCCAGGAGCGTGGATCAGAGCTTGCATGCTATGAAAATTATACGAAGTTTGATGCTGTTGTGAAGTATACAGCGGGCATTCTTGGAATTGTCATGTACCAGGAAGAGCAGGCACCGGAAGACCGAATCAAGGCACTTGAGAAAGAAAAGGCAGACATGAAGGAGAAGATTGACCAGTTAGAGGGCTGTCTTCTGGAAATGTCTGAGCTGGTATATCAGTAATGGTAACTCTATTAACCAATTTATTCATAATGCTACAAAACAACGGAGGTAAAGAAATGATGGCAATGTTATGGGCACAGCAGATTATGTTGGGAAAGAAAACGTATGAACAGGTTCCAAGACTTTTGAAAGATAAGGTAAAAGAGATCCTGGAAGATTCCGGAATGGGCGAACTTGTTACAGATGAGACACAGGAGTAGAGGTGAAAACAGATGGCAGTAAAAACAGCACAGTATATATTTAATGGTCAGACGATTAATCTGACATACAATTCAACATCAGGAAAATGGGAAGCAACGGTAACTGCACCAAGTAAATCCAGTTATAGCCAGACGGACCACGTTCTGGGCGGTACGGTAAAGGCTACAGACGTGGCAGGAAATACAACGACCGTTGATCAGAGCCATGCAACACTTGGTTCCTCTCTGAAGATCAGAGTCAAAGAGAAGGTAGATCCGGTAATCAGTATCACTGCACCGACAGCCGATTCTTATATTACAAACGCAACACCGACCATCAAGTTTACGGTAACAGATGCAGATTCTGGTGTAAATTCCGGTACAATCGCAATGAAGCTGGATGGTACAGCCGTTACAGTTACAAAGACAGCAATCACAGGTGGATATGAATGCAGCTATAAACCGACTACCGCACTGAAAGATGGAAGTCACACAATTTCTGTGACAGCATCAGATAATGATGGAAATGCAGCTTCAGCGAAGACAGCAACCTTTACAGTGGATACAGTACCGCCGACTCTGACGATTACAGCACCGGAAGAAGGTCTTGTGACAAATAAGACAACTATTACTGTTACAGGTAAGACAGACGATGCAACATCTAAGCCGGTTACAGTTACTGTAAATGGTGCAGCGGCTACAGTTGGGACAGATGGATCCTTTAGCAAGGATGTAACGCTGACCAATGGTGCAAACAAGATTGCGATCATTGCCAAGGACAAAGCAGGTAAGACTACAACGATCACGAGAAATGTAACGCTTGATACAGCCGCCCCGGTGATCAAGTCTATCACCCTGACTCCGAATCCGGTTGATTGTGGTAAGACCTTTGTGATTGCTGTAGAGATTACGGACTAGGAGGTTCTGTTATGGTTGTGAAGGCAACCGGCAAGGTAGACGGGAAAGAGGTTATCTTTGAACGGGCAGAAGGGGATCTGTGGAAAGTCACGATCCCCTATGATCTTGATGGGATGTATGTGGTAGAAGTGACTGCAGAAGACGAGGCGGGTAATATAGCATTTTGCACGAAGTTACTGTTAATCGTGGATCCAGCTACTCTATGCATCCATCTCATACCATATGAGTATACCGTGGAAGTAGTTCAGGAAGAATTTTGTGTGGATGTGGTTCATCCGTGTCATGGGAGGTGCTGTTGTGAATAGAGTAAGATTTATCCAGGGTGAGGACAAACATGTCAAACTGCTGGTAAGAAGTCCGAATAATGAACCATTTACCATTCTGGCAGCATCTTACAGTCTGTCACGGTTTGGAGAAGTTGAATCTCATGGAGAATGTGAGATCAATGGTCATTATCTGGATATTAAAATTGCACCAGTGCAAAAGGCGAAGTCTTATATACTGGAAGTTACTTATGTGGTTGCTGATTCAACGAGGAAAGTAAGGATAGAAGTAGAGGTGGTATGATGCTGACAATCACGGAAATCAAATTGAGCAAAAATCCTGTCGGGACAGGGGAAAAGTTTACCATATCTGTGCAGATTCAGGAGACAGCAGATTATCCGTATGACTATCCTTATGATTTCCCGGTATCCTGCACGGGCACAGCGAAACCGAAAGAAACATAAAAATGATTTTCAGAGGGACTGAATATTGTATCATCAAATTACCCTGAGCTGTTTAAATAAGAAGAAACTCGTTTGAATTAACTGACAACCGTGATATACAGGTGGTACACAAAAACACCGAAAACCCCAGAGTTTATGCGGCTCATGGAGGTATTGCTATGGCAGCAGGAGCTATCATTATAACGTTATTGGAGTTGATTGTCGGAACTATTGTAAATATCATATTGGGATGGAATGTATGGGATTATAGTAATCTGCCAGGTAATTTATGGGGACAGATCTGTCCGCAGTTTACAGTATTATGGTTTTTTCTTTCAGCAGTGGCAGTTTACCTGGATGATTGGATCAGATGGTTATTGTGGGAAGAAGAGAGACCCAGATATAAATTTTAAAGAAAGAAGTATGGCTATGGAAACAATTATTTCAGCCTGCATCTCAGCAGGCGTAACACTAGTGATTTGTCTACTGAACAATCACGGACAGCAGGAAAAGACAAGAGCTCTTATGGAATACAAGCTGGATGAGCTAACCAAAAGAGTAGATAAACACAACAATGTAGTTGAGCGTACATATGGTCTTGAAAAGAGACTTTCTGTCCAGGAGGAACAGATCAAGGTAGCAAATCACAGAATTGAAGATTTGGAGGAAATTGAACATGAACATTGAAACATTAATGCAGTACATGAGTTACATTTTGGCAGGAATTGGAGTGCTGGCTTTCTTGGTCAGCGTAATCGTGCAGGCAATCAAGGAGATGCCGGCACTGAAAAAAGTGCAGACGAATGTTGTGGCACTGATTACATCACTGATTCTGACCCCAGTAGCAGTAATCGTCTTGTGTACCTATTATCAGATAGCAATTGAGTGGTATTACATTTTCGCATCATTTATTGCTGCATTCATTGTCTATTTAGTGAGTACTGGTGGCTGGGAGAGAGTGACAGAGATGTGGAACAGAAACGCATATAAGAAAAAGTAGAACTGCACCGGTGCAAGAGATGCATAGAAGACATGAAAGGAAGAGTAATATGAAGTTATTTATTATTTGTGGACACGGTGAAGGGGATCCTGGAGCCGATGGTGGTGGATATACAGAAGCAGAACGTGTCAGAGCGTTGGCCGCCAAAATTAAAGAACTTGGCGGAGAAGCGGTCATTCTTGGGGATACGAGTAAAAACTGGTACAGAGATAAGCTGATAAGTACTTACAACTTCTCGGAAGATTCAAACATTTTAGAGCTGCATATGGATGCAGGCGGTGGATCGGCACGAGGCGGACATATCATCATCAAAGAGGGATTCGCTCCAGACGAATACGATTTGTCACTTGCTCTTTTTATCTCTACATTAATGCCGGGAAGAGCCGAGAATATCAAGTATCGTTCTAACCTGGCAAATGTAAACCGGGCTGCCAAGAGAGGGCTGAATTATCGTTTAATGGAATGCGGATTTATTGACAATGAT